TATTTTATGAAATTCTTTTTTTTCAGTAAGTTTTTCCCAGAGTTCATTGTATTTATTAAAATCTTCAATAATACCTATTTCAAGAGAGAAATTAATATATACTCCTATAAGTTCTCTGTGTAAATCACCATTAATATCACGATTAGCATACTTATCAAAAAAATGAGCTTTGCGTTTAAGACTTACAAAATCAACATAAGGGCTAAAATCATTATCATCAATAACTAAAATAGGATAAGCCATTAATACACCCCCTGAACCATAGAAATACCGACACGATTCTTTTCAGAGTCCATATAAGGATTAATAAGTCTTGCAAAAGTTTTTCCGTCAATTTGGAGTGTAACGTTTCCATTACTTGCAATATTAGATTCGCCAATAGCTTCTACGAATGCACGTTTCATTGTAGATATAGGAGATACAACTTCAGGTTCATGAGTATTATCACCAAGAAGTGCTAAAAACTCTTTGTTAGGACTTACTACAGTACCTGCGGCAAGACCTGGGATGCCAAAATTCATAGGTATTCTTGGGATTTTTGGTATCATAGGAATATTTACTTTAAAATCACCGAACCCAATCTGATTAAGACCCCAAATAGCACCATTTATTGCTTCTATCAAAGTGTTTATAGCTTCTACAAAAATATCAGGAATAATTTTAAGTGCAGAAAGTACCCCTCTTGCAAATGATTTCATTACATCAAGTGCATCATCCCAAGCCTTTTCCCAATCTCCATTTATTAAATCGATAATAACATCAAAAATTTTGCCTATACCCTCAGCTAAATTGCCAATAGTATCAAGAATACCTGATACAGTTCTATTTATTGCTTTTATAATTCCAGTTATAGAAGCCATTATCCACTTAACCGCAATAGTAAGGACTGTTCTAAGAAGAGGCAATATAAGAACTTCAAGTAGAGGTTTTAATATTTTGTAATAAAATTCTTTAAATAATTTAATAATAGGAGTAAAAGCTTTTGCAATTTTTTTAAATACATTCCCTACTTTCTCTCCAAATTCAGAAATTTCTTTTCCTATTTCTTCAAATGCAGGCATTAATCCGTCATTAATTATCGACAATATATTAGAAAATAAAATTGTAAAAACATCTCCGATAATATCAAAAACAGGAGAAAGAGTATTATCAACAAGTTCATTAATTCCTTCATTAATTCCTTCAAAAGCCTTGCTTATACCTTCTGTAACACCTTCTGCAACCTTAGTCAGACTACTTAAAGTTTCTTTTATTTTATCTACATTCTTAGTAAAAGGAGCAGATATATTCTGTGCAACTTTTAATATTAATTTATAAATATTTGAAAAAGTCATATCAAAAAGACTATATGAAGCACTAAGAAAATTACCATAAGCAGACTGTGCTGATTCAGAACTAAATACAGTCCCTATATCTGCATAAAATTCTGCATTTTTACCTATAAGATCACTAAAATCAATAGTAGTATCCATGTTTCTAATAAGTGCTTTTTTTATTCTTTCTTTATTACTATCTAAGAATTTTTCATATCCTCCGATAATAAGTTTTGCTATAGAAACGCCTATACTGGAAGCTGCACCTACAACCTTACCTAAATTAAAAGAAAGAGCTAAAATTGCCTGATTAAATTTCTTTACTACGTTATCGTCAGTAAATATTTCTTTAAATAATCTTCCTATATTTATAAGTTTCTTTTTTACTTCATCTAAATTTTTTTCTTTAAATCCAAGATTAAATCCTTTACTAAATTCTTCCCGAATAGGTTTAAATCTCTTTTTTATTTCATCAAAAGCTTTTAAAAGTTTATCTTTAAATCCTAGAACATCACGAGGTATTTCTACAGTCTTAAACATATCAAAAACCTGACTTGGAGTTTCCGCACCTATCCCTGAATCATTAGATTTAGGCTGTTTATATACATCTAGTTTATCGAATTTAGCAAGAGCGTCCGCTTGTTCTTTTGTAGCTTTAGCATTTTTCTTTGCCGCTTTAGTAGATTTATTAAGTGATTTAGAATATCCACTGAAATTAGTATTAGAAATAACTGCTGTTTTAGAATTTGTAAATAAAGCAGTAGTAAACAGAGTTATTTTATTCATAAGGTCAACGATAGCGTTAGATATTCTTACTATAATAGGGGCAAGAGCTTGAATCGCAGGAGCAAAAGCTGTAGCTATAGCATTTGTAGCACGTTTATAAGCATCTGTAATTTCCTGTGCAGACTGTGCAAAAGGTCCACCAAATTCTTTTAAATCAGCAAAAGATTGTCTTACGTCTTGAAATACTTTTCGTATAAGTTGTCCAATAAGAATAAATTTAGCTCTATGGAGTATACTAGAGAATATATTACTAAGAGGAGAAAACAATCCTTGTATTGTAGAGGAAGCATTTCTAAAATAAGAAACCATTTTAGAAGATGATGATTTAGCAGCATTTGATAATCTGCTACCTACTGAATACGCAACATTACCTACTGAATAGGCTACATCTTTAAATGAAGCTGAAGTTTTTTTAGCTTCCTCACTTACTTTAGCTGTTTTATTAGCTACTTCGTCAAGAGAAGCTGCAGCTTGACGTGCATCAGATAAATCAGAAGCACTTATAGTAGGAGTAGACTGAAGTATTTCTTTTTGAAGCCTTAGTTTAACAAGTTTATTTTGAAGTGAGTCAAGCTGATTAAATACTTCACCACCAAACTCACCCATTAAATTTTTTGCATTATCTCTTAAATAAGTAATAGCATTACTTATATTAAATATTTTCATTTCAACATTCTGAAGTTCTTTAGGTAGCTGAGAAATAGCTGAGCTTACAGAACCAACATCAATTTTATTAATTTCTTTTGGTATTTCTGATATTTTAGAACTTACAGATTTAATATCAATAGCTTTAGATAAATCTACATTTTTTAGATTACTAAAAGAAGAAGAAATAGAATCTGCTACTTCTTTTGATTTATTAAAAAGTTTACTTGCATCTTTATCGAAATTATCAGTATCAATATGAGTATCAATAACGATACTTCCGTCATACTCAGGCATTTAAACCACCTCACTTTGAGTGTAAATAATTAAATAATTGTTTTTGCGTATCCATACTTTCTCTACCATTATCATTAATAGCATAAAGTTTTTTAAGTTTAGTATAATAAAGTCTTTGTTTTGCAGGCATTTTAGGAGTAATTTCCTTACTTCTTATTTCCACAACATCAGAAAGATGACAATCGTTAAGTTCAAGAAGAAGATATCTAAACTCAAACCAATGCATTTTTACTTTATTAAGTTCAATACCAAGTTTCTTTTTAAATCCCGAAAATATTCTGCTTGAATCTATTTCAAAGTCCATAATAGGTGTTTCTTTTCTTACTGATTTACTACTTCTTTTTTTGTCAGATAATTTACCTAAATTAAGGAACCATTCAAGCCCTTCCATAGCGATATTAGTATCTCTTGGAATACCATTACCATATAGTAAGCTAAGAGCAATAAAACATTTTTCTTCATCGCTTATAGATTCATCATTTAAGAGATTATATATTTGAATACCTATTCTGAAATCTGTTCTGATAAGATACCCTTTATAATTATCAGGCAATTTATCAAGAAGGATATTATACATCGCTTTCTCCAAGCCTATCAGGGTTATATTTATCTTTTATTTTTTCTATATAGTTATCTTTATAATCTTCAACGTACTTATTAATATAGCTTACAAACTGAATAATAAGTAAAGAATTAGGAGCCTTGCATTTAAATATTTTTTCGCATGTTTTTTCACCAAAAACATAATCTATACTATTTGCAATGGAAGATGTATCGCTTCCTATAGTAGGCTCATAATTTTTAAGTTTTTCGCCAAGATCAGCAAGGTTATTCATAAATATACTGTCATCGAAATTAAGGCTAAGTTCAACATCATTTACTTTAATTACTTTATTAGCAGATTCAATAGAAAAATTATCCATAAAACACTCTCCATATTTATATATCAGGCTAAAAGACGTTAGCCTGATATATATAATTTATAATATAAAATTACTAAGCAGAAACACCTAAAGCTGTAATAACAATGTTTCCGTCAATAGAACTACCATTAATTTTAATTCTTCCTGTAGCACTGTTATAAGTATAATCAGTATTTACAGTAAGCGTATCTCCGCCTGAAGTAATAGCGATAGTATCAGGCAAAGTATATCCTGCACCTGCAGTAATAGTAGTATTAAGGTCAATACTGTCATAAGCTTTTGTCGGTTGTCCTGTAGCTGTTATATTGGTTAAAGTATAAGTAACTGTTCTTGTATTATCAGAAGAAATAAGTTTCCTTTTACTTGTATTAACTACAGAATAAGTAGAAACGCTGTCTATCGGGTCACCTTCAAAGTTAATTGTAGCGCTGAAAGAGATAGTATCTCCTGCTTCTCCGCCAAATTCTTCAATCTGAATATTTACTTTTTGCTGTTGTGCTTTACAGTTTGTGTAAATATTATTTACAGTATCGAAAGTTCCTGTATATAGCTCTACAATAAGGAGCTCAGATTCATTTGAAATATTTCTTGAACGCCTTAGTTCATTAACATAATTAAATACAGGATCAAGAGTATATGTTTTTGAAGTAGTACCTGATTCAGTCATTTCAATAACTCCCTCAAGGCTCATTGTAGGTTTATAGCTTTTAAGAGTTGTTGTTGCTGTATCTTGGTTTATGTATTGTAAATCTTCAGATTCCGGTCCATAAGAGATACTGTTAGTAGTAAATCCGTCACCTATTAAAGACCAGTCACTGATAGTGCCTGAATTACCTGTTTTAAGGTATGTACAAAGTAAACTACGTTTTGCTTGCATAGTAGTTTATACCTCCTTTTTATATTTTAAAGATAATATTACGTGGTAATCTTCTGTTCCATTACCATATTGTTTGTATAAAGCAGGAGGAGAAATAATACTAATGTTATCTATTTTTCTGTCGCCAGTAAGCAATATATCGCTGTTTAAATTAAGGCTAAGAAGCCAATTAGCAAGATTCATTAATATTTCTTCACAGTCTATTCTTTCATTTGTATTTGTAGGTATATTTCTATATACAATTGAGAACCTATACGTAGCTAAATAACTACCATTTATATATTTTTTATCAATAAACGAATTAGACGATAAGTTATATATTGACATAGAACTTTTCATAGTATCCAAAGACTGATAAATTACTTTTGATACAGGCAAATAGCTGTAATTATTATTTATAACATTAAGAATTGCTTTAGCTATAGATTGTTGTTCGACGCCACTAAGAGAATTATTATTCGGCATTATTATTACCACCTGCTATTTTTTTAACGTCAGCCACCCATTTTTCTTTATTAAGTTGTTTACTGTATTCAAACCATAAAGGTCTTGCTTCAGGGTGCCCTGTACGAGTAACTTTGTTAGTTGTATTTGTGTATGTTTCATATGCATAAGGTTTACCTTTTCTGCTAACTGCATAATATATAACATTGCCAGACCCAGCTTCGTTATTTTCAAGAGCTTGGTCATTAAGATAACCATT